TGGGAACAGGTGCAGGAGTTGGTTCAGGTGCGGGCTGTGGGGCCGGCGTTGGCTGGGGGGTTGGTGTTGGTTCCGGTGCAGGTTTTGGTTCCGGTGTTGAGGAGTCTACCTATTTGGCCGTCATCAAACTGACACTCATCGTAATGATGAATTGTCCTGCCGTGTCAGTGGTGGTTCCATTGGCCTTGTAGAGCATCCAAAATTGGTCTATCGTTGATTCCTGGAATTCCTTCCCATTAATTGCCTCTGACCTGAAGGTCTTGGAGGCGGTCTTGCTGATGGTGAAGGAATTAATGTAGCTACCCAGGGCTGATTGCTTGCACGCGGTGTCGAGCTCAATAAAGATAGCGCCTGCCGTAGTGGCGGACGCGTGTGACTTAAACTCAACTCGGATACTTGTGATCTTGTAACGATGGTAGGACTTGAGTATTCCGTCTGAAAGCGCTGGGCATTGCGATAGACTGGGGCCAAATTTGATTGCCCCGGAGGAGTTGGCTTTAAGGTTGTCAACTGAGAATACGAATACCTCAGTCCCGCCTGTTGGTCTAAATACAGGATTTGCCCCTCCTCTTCCCTTGCGTCGACCATTTCGTCGTCTGGGTCCTGCTCGATTGGGTTGGACCACAACCACTGGCCGAATTGTTCTACGGCTCCGCCTTCTTGGGCCATTTTGATTTGCTCGTCTAGGTCCTCTACGGCCTACTGAATTCATTCACTACCTCTCTAGTAGTGTCTGAAACTTTATTGTAAATAAAGTACGTGAGAGCTAATGTACAGGGAATACCTACTATAAACCCTATTCCAAACCCTGCCAAGATTTGGTAATCAATATTCGTTGTGCGAGTTGTTCTCCGGAATGGAGAGGAGGATTGATTGCAGATGTGGAGATGTCACCTTCACACTTTGGAGTTGGGCACTTACCGTAAGATCGTCGAAGTACCGCTCGACGAGTTGTTGTATCTTAGGGTCAACTCCGAATGATTCCCAATACGACATTCGATTGTCGCTTGTGATAGGTGTCTCCTTGAAGGTACGTCTACCTTGAAGGCGTTCATCTGTTCCATATGATATGACGTTTTTGATATATTCCTCACTTACTTTCTTGTACCCAGAGCTCCTGTACAAACAGCGGTAGAAGCTTTCCAGAATGGGTACACCCGCATTCAAAACGAGCCCACACTGAGCCACAGCTGACATATAACTCTTGACGTCAGCTTCATTCAACATGCTCAGAAGTGT